CGAGCACATCACGACGCTTCGCGCTCAACTTCAAGCGGCCGCCGCCCATGCCTACGTTCAGAGGCAAACCGCCGGAGAGCTTGCCGCCTTACTGGGCGCCGAGCGGGATACGCTCATTCGACTTCTCAGCGGATTCCGACCCCTCGAGCCCGAGCCACGATCTGAGCTCGCTGGACCTGCCGACGCTGCACCCGGCGCAGCAGCGGATGATCAGTGAAGCCAAACGCTTCAACGTGGCCGTCTGCGGCCGGCAGATGGGTAAGACCACGCTGGGTATCGAACGCACCGCACGCGGCGCCGCGGACGGATTATCGTGTGCCTGGTTCGCACCGACGTTCAAATTCCTGGAGCAATCCTGGCGCACACTCCGCGAGATTCTGGCACCGGTAACCTCCGCGAAATCCGAGCAGCAACACCGGTTGGACCTCGCCGGTGGAGGCAGCATCGAGTGCTGGAGTCTGGAGGATCCGGACGCCGGTCGTGGACGACGCTACGCCAGAATTGTGGTGGACGAAGCGGCCATTGTGCGCGACCTGGAGCACGTGTGGCAGGCGTCACTCCGGCCGACACTGTCCGTGCTGCGCGGCGACGCGTGGTTTCTCAGCACGCCCAAAGGGCTGAATTATTTTCACACGCTGTACCAGCTCGGCCAGGACCCGCTCGAGTCGGAGTGGATGTCCTGGCAGATGCCATCCTCGGCCTCGCCGTTCATCCACGTCGAGGAGATCGCCGCGGCCAAGGCGGAGCTACCCGAGCGCGTGTTCGCCCAGGAGTTCCTCGCCGAGTTCTTGGCGCTCGAGGGCGCCGGCGTGTTCCGCGGGGTCGACGCCGTCGCGCGACTCGAGCCGCAGCCGCCCGCGCAGTACCACCAGTACGTCTTCGGCGTGGACTGGGGCCGTAGCAACGATTTCACGTGCATCAGCATCCTGGACGCCACCACGCTCGAGCAGGTCGCCCTCGACCGGTTCACCCAGATCGACTGGGAGTTCCAGTCCGAGCGCTTGCACCGCTGGGCCGACCTGTACCAGCCGCGCGCCATCGTCGCCGAGACCAACGCCATGGGCAACCCGCTCGTCGAGCGCTTGCAGCAGGGCTACGGGCGCGTGTACGGCGACGCCAGGCGCGCGCTGCCGATGCAGCCGTGGCTGGCCACCAATGCGTCGAAGGCCGCGGCCATCCAGTCGCTCAGTCTGGCGATCGAGAACGGCGAGGTGACGTTGCTCGACGACCAGGTGCAGACGGGCGAGCTGCTGGCGTACGAGGCCGAGCGGATGCCGTCTCGCTTGCTCAGGTACGGCGCGCCCCAGGGCCAGCACGATGACACGGTGATTGCGCTGGCACTTGCCTGGCTCGGGGCGAGCGTGCCGCAGGTCACCACGCGCTCGAGTTACGCGTTCAGCCGATGAAACTGCCCGGCGTGGCGAGGCGTGGTCAGGTCGGGTTTGGCATGGTCAGGCGGGGACGGGCGAGGCCAGGCCCGGCCCGGTGGGGCGGGGCAAGGCCAGGCCAGGCAAGGCATGGTCCGGTGGGGCGGGGCCAGGTCTGGCGCGGCGGGACAAGGCGAGGACATCAACACTTGGGAAAGGAGAGCCAAAACGTGCAATTAGCCATTGCCTTTGACGGCATAACAGGGCTGTTACAGCACAACCCACGGCTCATCGACAGTGTGGCTGGACAAGGCGAGGACCGGCGGGGCTAAGCAAGGCTAGTCCGGGCTCGTCCGGGCTCGGCTAGGCATGGTTCAGCGTGGATGGGCAAGGCAGGGGACCGCCGGCGCGTGAAACGTTACCCGTGAAACATTGGCGTTACACTGGCGCGCAAGCGTGGCAGCTGACGATCCGCCGACGGCGTCCTACTTGTGCGAACTTCAAGCCGAAATGTTCGACAGGTATCGGCGTGACGACGTGCAGATCGACACCACGCGCGCCCAGCGCGAGATGAGAATCCCCGCCATGATGGGCGCCGACGAGAAGTACACGCTGGTCAACGTCGACCCGCGCGACCCCGACGTCAGCGAGGAAGGCTTTCAGCAGACGGCCATGCTCACCCTCGAGCGACCCAAGCTGCACCTGGACGGGGGCGAGTCGGACACGGCCCAGACCGCGGCGTCGCAGCGCGAGCACTGGACGGAAGAGACGCTGTGGACGTGCGGCTCGCGCACGCCCGGCCAGGACACCATGACGTTCATCACCGACGCGGCGCTGAACGACGGCGGCGCGTGGAGCAAAATCCTGTTCCTGCCGGATGCGTGGGACAAGCGCTACGCCTACCCGGCGCCCAACCCTGGCGAAAGCTACGAGGCCTGGCAGCACTACGACAGGGCCACCGAGGACATCAAAAAGACCTGCGGTCCGCCGTTCGCCTGGGAGTTCGTCGACGCGCGCACGGTGTATCCCGACACCATGGGCGGGCGCGTGTGCGAGGTGCTCGAGGTCACCGACCGACCGGTCAGGACGACGTTCCGCCGCTACCGGCTAGGACTGGACGGCGACGGCAACATCGTGCCCGAGGAGATGGGCCAACCGCAGGCATCCAACGCGTGGGGCGCCAACCAGCGGCCGATCCTGCCCACCAGTCTGACGATGATCGAACACTGGGACGAGACGTGGGCGTCGTGGTGCGTCGCGGGCCAGAACTACAAGAGCGAGCCGACCGGCCAGGTCGTCAAGCAGTTCAAGCACAACTACGGCTTTCTGCCGTACGACTTCGCGCCCGGCTTGTGGATGAATTTCTGGCGCAATCGCAAGGTGGGCTGGGGCGTCTCTCAAACGAAGCTGTGGCTGGTCCAGTATCGCCAGTACCTCAGGGCCATGCACGCCCAGTACGTCGCTCGCGACCTGCTCAGCCCACTGGTCACCTACGGCGACTCGAGCGCCGCGCCGGTGATCGGCGATGACGGCAAGCCCCGCGATCGCGACCCCGGTCCGCTACCGGGGGAGGTCATCAACCTCGGGCCTGGCCGTCAACTGCAGCGTATCAACTACCCGGACGCGACCACGCTCGAAAAACACATGCAGCTGATCGACAACGCCATCCGCGAGCTCGAGTCGCCCCGAGTCACGACGCTCTCGGGCATGGAGGGCGCCGGCTTCGCCATCTCGCAGGTGCTCAGCTATCAGCGCGTACGGGTGGGCCCGATCGTCAACAACATCGAGAGTTTGCTCAAGCGTCAGACCGAAAAGCTGTGGGACCTGGCACAGAACAAGGTCCAGGAAAAGATCTGGGTGGGCTACACCGGGCAGTCGACCAAGACCGGCAGTGGCTATATCGGCCTGGGACCCGACGACTTCGCGCGGCCCGTCAAAATCGAGTGGGATGTCAAGCAGGAATTGCCCACCGACGACCTGATCAAGGCGCGCTACGCCCATGAACGCCTGCAAGCTGGTACCTGGGGCAGCGACGAGGCCATCGACTACCTCGGTGATAACCCGGACGAGATCCGACGCTCGAAGGCGCGCGATCGCATCCGCCAGAGTCCGCAGTACCAGCAGTGGCTCGATCAGCAAGTGTTCCAGTTCGCGGGTCGCGGCGACATCCTCGGCGCCGCCGCACAGGCGCAGGCCATGGCAGCCCAGGGCCAGCTGCCGGGTGGTCCGCCTGGCACACCCGGTGGTATGGCGACGCCAGCACCGGGTGTCTTCGAGGGCGGGCAGCCAGGCGCCGGAGGCGTTCCGGACCTGGCTGCACTGGCCACCGCGCCGAATGGAGCCGGCGCACTACCACCACCGGGTCAGCAGGTGATGCAGGGCGCCGCGCAAAACGTCGGCGCACCGGGTGGATAAACACAGGAGGAGTCCAGGCGCATGGCCAACAAGAGCGGCGGGTGGAAGCCACCCTCGGGCGATCAGCACCCACCCTTCAAGGGCGGGCAGAAGACGAGCTGCATCGGCGGCGCGCATGACGCGGGCCCGATGAACAACCACGGCGGCGGCGGCGAGGGCACCACGCACGCCAATGCTGTCACGCGTCCGCCCAACGGCATCCGGACGAAGTAGTCGTGGCCGGCTCAAAGGCGAAGAAGTGGACCGAGGCGAGCGATGCCGCGGCCGACAAGCGCGCCGGCATCAAGCAAGGCAGCGCGAAGGACAACGCACTCGATCGCGCCCGAGGGGTGCCGGTGCGCAAGGCAGCCAAGAAGGGCAAGTAGTCGCGTGGCCGAGAAGTGGATCCAGGGGGCCATCAAACGACCTGGCGCGTTCACGGCCAAGGCCAAGGCCGCGGGCAAGAGTGTGTCGGAGTTCGCC